CCTAACGGAATTTAAAAACTTTTGTTGACTGTTTAAAAGAGCAGTGGTATAAAATCAACATATGAAGATTTTTATAGGCCAAAAGCCCGATCGACAGCATGTGCAAGCGTTATATCGTTGCAAGCTAGAAGAACATGGTGCTCTATTGGATTTGTTTCGTAAGAAACTTGAGGAGACAAAAGACTCCTTGATTCTTGCAGAAGATTCAGTACGAATACACCGACTTCAAGGTCGCGCTGAGGTTTTAGCAGATTTTCTCGAGGCGGTTGAAAAATCGCACGAGATTTTCGACCGGGTCAAATGACCCGATTTTTGTAGTCCTAGCAAACCATTATGTTGGACGGCACACCGGTAACCCCGACGCCCGAAATGCAGAGTTGGCGCTTTAAAGGAAATTTAAAATGGCATTGCCGAAACAAGTAGAAGCTCAATTACGTGAACTGGAACAGATCGAAAAACAAATAGCTGAGAGTCAAAACCAAGCGCCTTCGAACCCGGAGCCGCAAACGACAGAAGACCCTCCAGCTGATACTTCGACACCTGAACCCACCGTTGCGGAGCAAAAACCTGTTGAAACAAAGCCAGAACCGACAGAACCAGTTATAGCTGAAGAGACATGGCAGAGCCGCTATATTGCCCTAAAAGGCAAATATGACGCCGAAGTGCCACGCTTACACGCCGACTTACGGGATTTTAAGACTCAGTTGGACAAACTCCAAAAAGCCTCAGAAGCCAAACCAGTCGAGACGAAGAAGCCTGCAGTTGCTGAGAAGTTGGTTACGGATGCTGATGTTCAAGCATTTGGCGAGGACTTAATTGAAGTCCAACGCAAGGTTGCCCGCGAAGTGGCAGCAGAGTTTCGTAGCGAATTAGACGCCATGAGAGTCGAGAATGAGCAATTGCGAGAGCAGTTGAACACGACCGGTACTCAGGTATCTGAAGCAAGTTTTGAGCAACGTCTGTACCGTATGGTGCCGAACTTTAGTGATATTAACGTTGATCCCAAGTGGATTGCGTGGTTAAACGAAGTTGATCCGTTACTCAGAGCGCCACGATCTACTGTTGCACAACAAGCGTTTAACCGAGGCGACGCTGAAGGAGTTGCACACTACGTAACGATGTTCCAACAGAGCATTGCCCCCGTGGAGCGCAAAACCGATAAAACCGACGAACTTGAACGTCAAATTCAGCCAAATCGTGGTGCCTCAAGCGCCCCCAGTGCCTCTCCAAAAGGCAAGGTCTACAGCAACGCTGACATTGAAAAGATGTTTCGTAGAGCAACAGACTTGGGGACTAAAGGGCAAATCGACGCGGCAAAGAAACTTGAAGCTGAAATTGATGCTGCATACATGGAAGGTCGCGTAACTGCGTGATCCGTGTTACAGCGTTGAAACCCAACCTGTTATTTTTTAGGAGGCCAAAATGGCTGCTGTATATCCCGTCCAAGCTCCGTTTAATACGAGCACATCGTACTCCGGTGCGTTTATCCCCACCCTGTGGTCTGGCAAATTGCTGGCCAAGTTTTACCAAAACACAATGTTGTCTGAAATCGCTAACACCGATTACGAAGGCGAGTTGAAGAACCAAGGCGATACCATCCGTATCCGTTTGGCTCCTTCAATCAGCATCTCTGACTACACTGTTGGCCAGAACTTGTCTTACGAAGTCCCTACTCCTATCTTCCAAGATATGCAAGTCAACAAGGGTAAGTACTTCGGCGTTCAAGTGAACGACGTTTTGTCATACCAGTCTGACATGAACTTGATGAACATGTTCACAGAAGACGCTGCCAAGCAGTTGAAAATCTCTATCGAAAACGAAGTTTTCTTCAACAACATGGTCACTGAAGGCCCTGCTGCTGCTAACGAAGGCGCTACTGCTGGTGCTATTTCTGCTGCCTACAACTTGGGCACTGACGTAACTCCTATTGACCAAGCCACTCCTGAAAACGTGCTGAAGGGTATCCTGCGCATGTCTACAGTCTTGGACGAGCAGAACGTTCCTGAAGATGGTCGTTGGTTGATTATCAGCCCCTTCGACCGTCACCTGTTGATGCAATCTAACATCGCTCAAGCCTACTTCACTGGCGACGCTCAATCGACCATCCGTAGCGGCAAGATTGGTATGTTGGATCGTTTCACAGTTTACGTGTCTAACTTGCTCCCACGCGGCGCAGCAGGCAAGGCTTTGGTAGCTGGTTTGACTGATCCCGCCACCGGCGGTGCTGTGGCTAGCGCTAAAGCTCGTCGTTTGATGGTCGCTGGTACTAAGGCAGCAATGTCTTTTGCCATGACCGTGAACAAGACTGAGCCTTTGCGTAACCAGACTGACTTCGGCGATATCGTCCGTGGTTTGGCGGTGTACGGTCGCAAGACTGTTAAGCCAGAAGCCTTGGTCACTGCTATCGTTGGCTCTGCCAGCTAATAGAGTGGGGGCTTCGGCCCCCGTTTTTAACTTTTATTTTGGAGATTTAAAATGACTTATTCGACTCAATTTGGTCGCACGCTTGGCGGCTACGAAGCTGCAACAGCTGGTACTACTCAAACTCAAGCCGGTGCTACTGTCTTGACTTCTGCTATTAACTACGTTACTACTGGCAATGCCAGCGACGGCGTTATGTTGCCTGCAGGCTACGGCCTTGGCGAAATTGTTTATGTTGTTAACAGTTCTGGTGTTGCACTAAACGTGTACCCTGCAACTGGCGGCAAAATCAACAACGGTTCTGCTAATGCTGCTAAGGCTTTGGCTGCTAACATGTCTGGTGCTTACATTAGCTTGGGCAGTGAAAACTGGGGCGCTGTTCTCAGCGCCTAATTGGTGGCACAATAAAGGGGCTCTTCGGAGTCCCTTTTACTTTATGGAGAATTGAATGAACGCACTTGAGCTTATGTCTCGCCTTGGTGGCGAAACCCTGAACAACAAGATTCGCGCCAACATTGACGGAAAAATTGTCATTCTTGCTCGTTTAGTTGAGCACGATTGGGTGTACACAGAAGAAGGCCAGATTCTGGCTGATTTGCAGTCTAATGTTGACGAAACAAAAACACCATCAAAGTCTCGCAAAAAATCTACTGAACTGGTAGAATCCGTTGAGGCAGCGCCTGAACCTGAGATTACCGAAGTTCCCGCTGAGCCTCAGATCGAACTGTAAGGTACGTCATGAAAGCTCTTAGTGCTTTTTATTCGCGCATTCTGCCCCACTTGCCCGGTTGTCCCGAGCCGGTGGTGGATCAAATGTTGCTGACATCCGCTATTGAGTTTTGTGAAAAATCGCAGGTTCTCAGGCAGAACCTCGATTCAATTTCTACCGTTGCCGATATTGGTGAATACGACTTAGATAGTCCGTCTACTCAACTAATTATTAGTCGTGTTCTTGGCGTAACTGCAGACGGTATCCCTCTTGTCGGCGACATGGCCGAAAGTTTTCCTAGGTACTTACCCGTAGATTCCGGCATCCCTAGTTCTTTTTATGTAGACCGTACAGACTCGCAGTTTGTTCTTCGACTTTTGCCAACTCCAGATGATGTTTATACGTTAGTAACAACAGTTGCGCTGCGCCCGGCTATGACAGCTACGCAGCTTGAAGACGACTTGTATAACCGTTGGATCGAGCCTGTTGTGTCGGGAGCAATCTATCGGGCTATGCTTCTTCCAGATCAGCCTTTTACTAACTACGCCCGCGCTGCGCAGGTACAGATGGAAACGGCTCGTCACATTACAAACTCTCGTATAGAGGGGAACTACGGCCATGTTCGTGGTTCTATGCGCGTTCGTTCACGCCCATTTGTGTAAGGCTATAAATGACTACTTCCGCACAATCAGTTTTACTTCGGGTCGTAGGCACTTTGCAAGACGCTGGAGCTGTCCGCTGGGCAACAAACGAACTTGTACGTTACCTTAATGACGGCCAACGAGACATTACGGTTTACCGCCCTGATGCCACTGCTACAACCGCTACGCTTACTTGTGTATCGGGTACAAGGCAAACTTTGCCTGCTGCAGCATCTAAGCTCATAGACATTGTGCAAAATGTTGCAGCAACAAGTAGCAAACAGGTTGTTCGCAAAGTTAATCGCCAAATGCTTGATTCAATAAGCCCATCGTGGCATGTTGCAACTGCTAGCGTTAACATCTCAAACTACATGTACGACCCAATTGACCCTAGGGTTTTTTATGTGTATCCGCCAGCGACTACGTTGGCTCAGCTTTCGACAGTTTACTCAGCGTACCCAACTGACATAACTGAGCCCGCCGACAATACCCTTTACACAGCAGTGAGTGGTAATATAAGCGTTGCTGATATCTTTGCAAATGCGCTTGCAGACTACATTTTGTTTCGTGCGTTTAGTAAAGACGCTGAGTCTACAGCTAACGCAAGTCGTGCTCAGGCGCACTACGCTCTCTACACAACAGCACTTAGCACTGAGCTAAGAGGCACAACTTCTATTGCACCAAGTACGTCTGGAGCTCCAAACCATGGCTGAAAAAATAAAACTAGTTCAAGGTGACGTTGATCGCCCTCAAGTACAGGCAACAATTACTGACGAAAATACAGGCAATATTGTTGATATTACCGGCGCAACCGTGTTGCTAAAGTTTCGTAAAGTTGGAGCAACAATTCTACAAGATACTATAACCGGCACTGTAACTAACGGCGCAGCAGGTCTAGTTGTATTTAGTATGACCACGCTAGCCATGGCTGGCGATCCGGGTGACTACGAAGGTGAAATCCAAGTAGCATTTGCTTCGGGAGCTGGTACCCAAACTGTGTACGATCTTTTAAAGTTTAAGCTGCGCGAAGACTTCTAATGTTAATTCAACCGTCCATTGTTAAGCTTGCAGCCCTTGCCAGTCAGATTAAACTGCATGGTGAAATAACTGCGCAGCAACTTGCTGCTGGTCTTCACGCTGACTTGTTGGATGCGGCCATTAGCTATATTGAGTTACGAGCGGAAGTTGCTTTTGACACTCTTAGCACCGACGCGCAATATGTCTTACTCAAGGCTGACGCTATTGTTGGATTTTTTGTTGAAATTGTTTCGGCAGCAGATACTCAAACGTTATCTGACCAAACAGCATTAAGTATGGTGAAACTAATTTCTAGTTTTGCTAGTCTAGTAGACACTACTGCTTTTGGAGTTACCAAAACTCTTAGTGACAGCGCGTTTGCGGTTGACTCATCTACGTTAATTGACGGCCTTGAATACGGATTTCAAAAGCGTACAGTTGATCAGGTATTAACTAGTGATTTATACAGCGCCAGCATCACTAAACCTTTTACAGATATCTTTTCAATCAATGATGCGCAATTGCGAGACGTCGGTAAAAGCGCAAGCGATTCTGCTAGTACAACTGATACATTAACAAAACAAACGTCATTTGCGCGTTTGTTGGCTGAAACTTCAAACCCTATTGATGTTAGTGCTAAAACAGTTTTACTACTAGAGCCGGTTGGAACTAGTCGTTACGTAGTAGCGGGGTATCTTGTTGATGGGTATGTTGCGAAAGACTCTGCGTTTGTTTATGATCAGATGTCAATTCGAATTCAATCGTATGTTTTGAGCGACTATTTTGCGCAAGATTATGTTGGCCCAACTTTTGGGCCGTATTAAGGGGTTTACATGAAAACAAATGACCAAATCACCGTAGTGGGTACACCCCGCATTGTTTTAAAAGACAAAAATGGTAATGTGAAGCAAGACTTTTCGGTGCCAAATTTAGTTGTTACTACTGGTAAAGGGTTTATTGCCTCCCGAATGATCGGAACAGCAGCCAACGTTATGAGTCATATGTCTGTCGGTACGGGCACAACTGCTGCTGCGGTAGGGGATACTGCTTTACAAACGGAATTGGTTCGGGTTGCCTTAGCCAGTTCTGGAGTAGCCGCTGCTGTAGTGACTTACTCAGCAACTTTTGGTACAGGTGTCGGTACTGGTGCAATTACTGAAGCCGGTACATTTAACGCCTCTTCTGGCGGCACAATGCTCTGCAGGACTACGTTTCCAGTTGTTAATAAAGGTGCTGACGATACAATGAGTATTACTTGGACAATTACAATCCAATAAGACCTAATTAAATGAGCACTATTTACACCCGTGCAGGTAAAGGTTCTCCACTTGAATGGGCGGAACTCGATGCCAACTTTACCAATCTAAATACAGATAAGGTAGAGACAATCACATCCGCTGACGGGTCTATTGTTGTAACTCCTTCGGGAACTACAATTGATTTGGCAGTTTCTGCGGCATCCCCTGCTTCTACACTGTTAGCAGCAGTAAGAAACACGACTGGTGCAACCCTGACAAAAGGCACTGCTGTTTATATCTCTGGTGCAACAGGGCAAATTTCAACTGTCTCAAAAGCATTGGCTACAGGTGACGCAACCTCTGCTCAAACACTGGGCTTGATAACTTCAGACTTATCAAACAATTCAAATGGTTACGTAACTGTCATTGGTTTAGTTGCTAATATTAATACGTCTGCTTATACGGACGGGCAACAACTATATCTAAGCCCAATCACAGCGGGCACATTAACAGCGACAAAGCCTTATGCACCCCAGCACTTAGTCTACGTGGCTATTGTTGAATATGCACACCCAACGCACGGCAAGTTATTTGTTAAGGTGCAAAACGGCTATGAGATGGACGAGCTGCACAATGTCTCAGCGCAGTCTCCAACCACTGGTCAAACACTTGTTTACAACGCAAGCACATTACTCTGGGAAAAGTCTTTTGCCCCTATCATCAGCGGAACTACGATAAACGGAACAGTCATTGGCGGCACAACCCCTGCGGTTGGTACGTTTACTACGCTTACTAGCACAGGACAAGCAAACCTTGGTGGTGTGGCAGGTAGTGAGAGTTTGATAGTTAACGCTATTGCTGGTTCAACTCGGTGGATTGAAATCGCTGGCTCGGTTTCTGGCAACACATCAATTCGTACACGAGGCGCAGGGAATCCATCATTTCAGTTAGTAAATAGAGGCACAGGGCCAATTACATTTTCAACAGCAGATACTTTAAGCAATATACAAGCGCAAGTTTCCAACACCGCATCAGCAGTCAATTACGTTCAGGCTACAGGTGGTACTACCAACAATCGACCAACCATTTCATCACAAGGTTCAGATACAGATATTGGTTTTAACATTGTTACAAAGGGTTCTGGTACTCATAACTTTGCTTCTGATGCAAACATTGCGACAAGCCAATTTCAGGTAACAAGAACCCAAGCATCTGCTGTTAACTATTTGACAGCAACAGGGGCGGCAACTAACTTTTCCCCTCGTCTGCTTGTTGCAGGCACAGACACCAACATCTCCCAAGTATTCCAATCCAAAGGAACAGGAGCAATAGACCTAGCCGCTGGTAGTTCAGGGGTGAATATCTCTAATGGTGGTACTGTTACTGCTATTACTAGGACTAATGGCGGGTCAACTTATACAAGCACCCCCACATTAACAATAGCCGCTCCTACAACTGCTGGCGGTGTGCAGGCTACGGCAACATTTACAATGGGGCTTGGTGTTACTCCTACGGTAACAGCGGGTGGAACTGGTTACACGGTTGGGAATACGCTAACAGTAGTGGGCGGTACAGGGACTGCTGCCGTATTAACAGTTTCTGCCGTATCCGCTGGTGCTATTACAGCAGTTACGGTATCAAATTTTGGTACATACTCTGTTCTTCCTTCTGTCCCTTTTTCCGTAACAGGTGGGACAGGCTCAAGCGCAACATTTACGTCGACATTTGGTGTAAACAGTTCATTCACCATCACCAACGCAGGTTCTGGCTATGTAGAACAACCAACAGTAAGTTTCTCTGGTGGCGGTGGTAGTGGTGCGGCGGCTTATGCGACTGTGGGGTCTGGGACAACTGTTAAAACGCTTGGTTCTACGCTGTCGTTTACGACTCCTAGT